CTCCATCGCACCAGGTGTGGTTCTTGCAGCCTCATTTTCTTCGAGATACTTGTTCCACTCCTCTTCAGTCTTTGTGAGATTCTTCCCAGATTCAATTGCATCGTGGAGAATGTTCATACCTGTTTCATGTGAAATAATATAAGGTGGATCAGTAAGAATTAGGTCTATGGATTTATCATCCAGTGAATTCAGGAGATCAATTCCGTCACAATGACGGATGTCCATATAATTTATATATCAATAAATCTTTAAAGCCATTAAAATATATAAAGATTTTAAGTATCTTACAGATAGTATATGCTGACTCTCGCTATCGCAAAACCCACACGCCTACCTATCACCAACCGTTCTCTCCCCGAGTATGAGAAACTCAAGACCAGTCTCAAGAACTCCACAGCTGCATATGGTGCGGCTCTATCTACGTCATACTTTATTACGCAGGGGGCGGATGTTGGTGTTTCAGCAACCCTCGGTGCTCTAGCGTCCTACACCTACATGAACCTCCTCTCGGATCATGTAGATAATATAGAGAGGTCGACATTTCAGAAGCAGATGTTTGTGCCAGTGAGCACCGCTGCCTTTGAAATGGCGTGGAATAATGCACCATTTGCGTTTGATTTTGATTATGGAGCTACATTCGTAGGATTTTTGGCGTATAAATTTGCGTTGACGTATGTCTTATTTGAAACGATTCGAGATATGATTATTGAAGACAATACTATTGACGAAGATTTCTGAGTTTATTTCCGTGTGTAGCGTCGATTTCGTCGCCTTTGGTTTGCACGTTTTCGTTTGCGTATGGTGCGCAGTTCGTCAGTTGCTTCCATTATTTCTTTCCATCTCCATATCTCACGTTGCATGTCGGGGCAGAGCGGGGCGGTAGCTTGTAAAAATGCGAATTTGACAGCGTCACTCATTTCAACTTGATTTTATATATTTTTATTAAAAACTTAGGTTACATCTCCCCAAACTGCAGAAAGTTGTCGATCTTGCGTCCGATGCTCTTGCCAATGCCAGCAACTTTGTTGGGACCCTTGGCAAGTTCCTCACCGGAGGTCACCTCAAAGTCAAGGTTCTTGATAGCTTGGGCAGCCTTCTTGTAGGCAGCCTTCTTATGAACATCTGACTCTCGGGCAGCCACCTCACCAAGGGCATCGAAGATGCACTCATTGGTCATAGGAGGCTTCTTCTTGAGTTCCTCGAGTCTTGAAATCAATCCAGTCTCGAGAAACTCATCAATCTTCTTGGCGATGCTCTTGCCGATGCCAGCGACCTTGGTCTCTCCCTTGGCGAGAGATGCACCATCCACGATGGTGTAGGGGATGTTATCGACAGCCTCGGCAGCCTTCCAGTACGCCTTGCTCTTGAAATCATCCATCTCAAGGTCGGAGAGTTTCCGGAGGGCATTGACGATCGCGGCATTTCGGGAGATGTGGAAGTCATCCTCATCATCAGACTCCTCGTCCTCGGTGCTTGCAACTGATTCGGTGTCGGACTCGTAGTCCTCGGTGCTTGCAACTGATTCGGCGTCAGACTCGTAGTCTTCATCCAACTCATCCTCGAGGTCCTCGATGACTGCCTTCAGATTGAAGATTTCAATCTGGTAATCGGAGGCATCTTCGTTGAGTTCTCGGACTTCCTCGCGGAGGAGCTTGTTCTCGTTCTCGAGCTTGGCAATGTAGGCGGAAATAGTAGAAGCGTTCATGGTGTTTCGAAAGTGAATGTTTTTACATTGAGGTGGACCCACTTAGGTTTTCAAAAGAATAATAATGTGAATGTAAAATATGCTACTAGTGTTCGCCATCGTTATAACAGTTCTAGCATTTGGATTTTTATTAGTGACCAGAAAAAAAAGCGAACCCGAAAGAGGATCTAAAAGCGCTCGTTGGACGGTCACCAGTTAAATAAAATATTGTTTTCTATAAATGTTAACTGTACTTAGACCACCTACACCTCCCCCCATCAAAAAGGTCAATCCAATCAAAAAGTTCATCATGAAAGTTTTCAAAATCAAGGAGATTGATTATGAAAAGTTCCGTAAGGAGGATAAATGGGCGATTAAAATCAAAGGTGAACCACCTCGAGAGTAAAGTTTTTATCGAATTTACCTAGACGAATATTCCCATCGTCTACGAGCTTCTTAATTTTCATCCCAGTCTCCAAGTGATCCCCTAACTTGTATTCCCCGGGGACATCCGGCATGAATGCCATCAACGTGACCATCTTCTGATTCATCGTGAGTTCTTTGTTTTGAAGCAATTGCTTAATGTATGGTGGGAGACTATCCACGTTCATTACATTATATGAGGATATTTTCTTTAAACATTAAAATCTTCTAACTTTACTCTCTATCTCCTTCGCATACCCCCACTGCCCCGCCGCGCGGATGGCGTCCTTCGTTCTGCCTTGCATCTTTGATAGTGACTTCCCCTTTTTTAGGTTTAAAAGGGCACGATGAACAGTTTCATTCCTGATCGATAATTTTCTTTTTCCTATGGCAAGCGCCTTCTGATCCTCCACCTCTAAAACTGGAACTTTTTTGGATCTCATATTTTCGATTTCCTGCTTTGCCGCAAATAAACTGGTTCGTAAAAACTTAGTACTTTTGGTGAGCTCGTGGACCTTTTGGTGAAGGTCACAGTTCTCAGCCTTGATGAACCGAAGTGACGCTCGTTGTTTCTTCATCTTCGCATCAATTTCGAATGAGTTTTGATTTCGGAGATCTACAATTTCATTTTGAAGGGCTAATATGGTTGCCTTCTTTCTTTTAATCCTATCATCTCGCCTTTCAATCTTCTGTTTGAATTTCGACTCCAGATTGAAGGTGCCAGTGGATTCCTTGCGAACGCGTGACGTAGATTTTTTCACCATTTTGGTTTTTTGTAGAACCTAATCAACTTAGGTTGGTTATAGGTATACCATACCCCAACTTCTCCACCACAGGGTCATTTTTATAGTCTGTATTGTAGTAAATCTTCTTCACCCCACTACTTGCGAGAGCCTTGAAGCAGTTGAGGCAGGGGTAATGGGTCACATAGGCTTCGGCACCATCGATGGAGACACCTCTCTTCGCCGCATCGGTGACCGCGTTGATCTCCGCGTGTATCGTGGCTTGTTCGTGGTTGTCCCTCACGATGGAGACGTGGTCGGTCCCACTGAGAAATCCATTATAGCCCATACTGATGAGGCGGTTGTTCTTCACTAAGACACACCCCACCTGGAGTCTCTCACATGGAGACCTGACGGACGCGAGCTGGGCAGTCTTCATGAAGTATTCTTCCCAACTTATACGGGGACTTTCCTGCTTGGGCACAGACATGAAACGGAGGGGGAGGGGTCGGTGATTATCCATTTAAAGATACGGTAGAATATATCTTTAAATGAGTGTTGGTCTTGAGACTCTCTTGATTTGGTCCAATTCTCAGTCTCCAACTTTCCATCCTTGTTCGGTTTGACGTAGGCTATTCGACAATCATTTGCTCTCAAAACGGGACCCGGACTGAGTCGGTACGACTAAGCAATATTACTTCTTCTTCTTCGCAAGCTCATGAGCGCGCTTAATGAAAGCCTTGTCACGACCAATCTTGGGGTCAGCTGCGATGAGACGGAGGAGGTCGGCGGTGGGTAACTTGGGAGCGTTTCCTGTGGGTTTGGGAACTTTCTTCAGTTTTTTCTTCGCTTTCTGAAGTTCTTTGGTTGTTAGCATGTTACTATATACTGAGAAATTATTTCAACACCTCCTCCCAACTTATACGGGGACTTTCCTGCTTGGGCATAGACATGAAACGGAGGGGGAGGGGGCGGTGACTCTCCATTTAAACTTATCAGCAGTATATTAAAGAAATCGGATGTGATATATCAAATAAACATGGATGATGTTCATACGTTAGTACAGAAAGTATGTAAAGGGTCTATGTGTTCAGTATATGGTAAAGAATATGAAGATTTATGCTACGGAAACATAAAACACAGTCCTGAAATTATGAGGCAAGGTGGTGGTTCTTCACATAAACCAGATATATACACACAAAATGGACATATCGAATGTAAACATGCTAAACAGTCTCCGGATTGGGGGCAATCTAAACTCAATTGGGAAGAAGGTCGCTGGGTACCGACGAATGAACTTTTTCAACGTTATATGGATAGAGTCAATTTTAAACCACCTCCATTTCTAATCAATAAAAAAATGACGCGTGATGAATGGATTAAGATTAAACATGATTATAAAGACGAATACTTGACAGTAGATAATCATGAAATTCAAAATTTCTATAAGAATAAGGGTTGTGCATACATACAAATCTTTGGGCGTGGATTGTATCATTTGGGAGAAGATCCACTCGAATGGGGAGTTCCCGAATTTAAAGTAGAACAGAGGATGCGCATAAGAGCGAAGAATCATGGTAGTCGGGCAAGTACTCGCTATAGTGTGACGGCTGCTTTTCAACCCTTAAATATTAAGGCACTTGTACCGAGTGAGTATTCTATAGATGATAGAACACGGCTACCACCTAACCTATGATGACGATTTCAGATGAATCTTTACTCGTATTCATCCCGTACGACCATTTTACTTCACGGATTTCGTAATTTTTATACAAATCTCTGATGTAATCACAATTGTTATATGTCATTATCCAGTTTTTTCTTTTGTTTAAAACCTGAAATAATTTTTTGTGATTGAAATTTTCATGCATGTCTCCATTTTTTCCATATAATTTTGAATTTTCATTGAGATAATATGGTGGATCTAAAAATATAAGACCCTTCTTACCCTTTAAAAAAGTTTCAAAATCCAGATTATGAAATTCTACATCATTTAGATTGAGATCTTCTGTGCGTTTAATAGATGACTCGGTAAAACGTTTTTTGGAAGATTCGGTTGAAAATCCACCTGAAAGTGTAGCACCACTAAATGAACATCTGTTAATCACAAAGTATTTATATCCTTGTATAAAATCATCTGTATCTTCCATTATTGTGTCTCTCATCGTACTAAATATAGATTTTGATACGACGTTGAGAAGTTTTCGGAGCTCACTACATAATTCAACCTTGCGTGTCTGAACAGATTTCCAAAATGATATAAGAGGTTTAAACTTATCATTGACTATAAGTTTTGAGTCGTATTTGGTACGTAGAAAAAACTCAAAAGAACCCCCGCCAAAAAATGGAGATATTACAACCGATTTATCAAAACCTTTTTCATTAATAATTTCATCTAAAATATTACACGCTCTCGTTTTACCACCGGGATACCTAAGAGGTGATTTCATATACTATACACTTTATAAATCTTTAAATCATATCCTTATCCGCCGTGTAGTATGTCTTCCCCTTAGTGGCGAAACTACGCCAAAGAAGATAAAGAATACACCTGTATGTCTTGTAATTAGATCCACCATGGTCAAACCTGACATAGATCATTATGATAAAATGTTAGATATAACCATGGATATGGTACAAAGAATATATGCAGCTGGGTGTAAAGGTGGTGCATGTTGTATATTAAGTATAATTCTTGACGAAATCCTTGATTTTAAAGGTGAAATCAAAACGGGTCTTCAATTTTTACTAGATGATTATGGCTGTATTCAACCTATGGGAGACATTAGATCTGGAACTCAAGGAAATTGTCAATTCCATGTATGGTATGAGTGGAATGGTAAAGTAATAGATCCGGGGCGGGGTCTTGACATTATTGGTTTATCTGAGCATCTACCACAAGAAACTCTTCTACAATTATTTGGAATGATGGAAATATATCCAGAAGGCTCCCTGCCACCGGGTTTTGATGCAGACGAATTACAAGTGATCCAAACCGAGGAAAAAATTTCAGACCAAAAAAAGATGATAGATGACCATAAACGCGATAGAATTAAGTTTTGGAGAGAAAGATGTGAACCCGGAGCAAAATTATATCGCGAAATTAAGATATTTAACGAGGTGATGAAGACACTAAAAAAGAAATACAAAAATTATCGCAAATCCTTATCCGCCGTGTAGTACGTCTTCCCCTTAGTGGCGAAACTATGCACTCTCGCGTACCCCCACGCTTGTGGAGAGGCTCCCGGACGATGCCCGGTTCTCCACGCAGCGAGTCCCCTATTGTAGATGGTCTTCACAGTCTTTAGAGGTATCCCAGTGGCCTTCGAGATCTCTGGGAGAGACTTGACCTCTGGTCCATACTTTTTCCTAAACTTCTGGGTGTAGGAGGAGGTGCGGGTCTTGACCCCACTGTCTGTTTTGAAATCTTTGTAGTCCCTCTTGAGCATCTTCTTGTATCGGGTCTCGACCTGCCCCAAGGTCTCAAGCCCCCTGAAGTATTTGAGGGGTGCATAGATTTGACCTTCTGTTCTACGCAGTTGCCCAACTTTTCGAGCAATTTGAGCATCGGTGAGGGGCATCTTACTTTTTCCTGAGATTTATATTTGTCATTATCGCATTTCCGTTCTTATCACGGTTGTATAACTTCATATTCTTCAGTTGTCGTGATATTTCATTGACTTTATTCATCTGTATATAATTTTTAGTTAATTTGTTAACCAATTTGGCGAGTTTCATTTTGTGCTCAGGAGTCTTTGTCCTCCTCCAAGATCTCTGGATTTTTATCGCAGCTTCTCGGTTACGATTAGTGGCTAAGTCAGATAGATTAACCAACTTATCAATTTTCTGTTTCATTATTTTATCGAATTCCTTACGCTTACTTATAGTTGTAAAAAACTCGGGCATTCTTATTTTTTAGTAATATTTTTTTTCATACAGAATATAAATGGGACGAACATGTTCTTTGATGATAACTGATAGCACTAATCCTAAACACCTTGATGTATTTCTTAATACGTTATGGGGATTTAATGAACCAGTTAATATTGAATTAAATACTACACACTGTAATAATGTGTCTCTAAAAAGGATTCTATCTATGAAGAAGGTACTGGATCATCATAGACCAAACTCTCGTAAATATGTGGAAAGTAGCACAATCACAGTTGGGTCACACTTCGCGCGAAAGGTCTTGCAAGTTGGACTCTTTATTGTTAGACCTGAGAGACCAGTTTTTGTTCGAGTAGTTGACGTCTGAGAGAGGCATCGTACTTTTTACTGAGAAATTTTACAGCGGTGTGGATATCTGGGAACAGGTGATTCCCAAACTTTACACGTCCCGTGACGGGGTTGTAGTACCCCTTGTATTTAAGAAATTGACATCGATGCATTTCATCCATATAAAAAATACAAGATTATATTAGTGAGATAGGATGGGGCTTTCGATAATTATGGGAAATATGTTTTCAGGTAAAACTTCCGAGTTAATCAGACGACTTAAGCGTTTAAAGATCATCGGTAAGAAAATTTTGGTTGTCAACTCAGCCAAAGATACCCGTTCCCCCGATGAAGTTTTGAAGACCCACGACAATGTAAAGTTTGATTGTTTCAAAGTCTATGAGCTTTTCGAACTCATAAACAAGGAGGAGTTTAATAACGCGGATATCATAGCCATCGATGAGGCTCAGTTCTTCCCCCGTCTCAAGAAGTTTGTGGAGTGCTGCATGTGTGTAAATAAAAGTGTAATCATAGCAGGTCTCGACGCAGATTCATTTCAAAATAAGTTTGGGGAACTTCTAGACTGTGTCCCAATAGCATGTGAGGTCACCAAGTTGTCCGCCCTCTGTATGCATTGCAAAGATGGAACGCCGGGACCCTTCACCAAAAGGATTGTAAAAAATCAGGAGCTTGAACTCATCGGTGGAAGTGACATGTACGAAGCAGTGTGTCGTAATCACCTATGAACATCGAGGATGAGAACAACCCGTCGGCTTGGTCCAGTCTTTGTGAGTTCATGATATCTGGAGTGATCAAAGAGAAAATCTTCACCCTCCAAGTGAATGTGGGGACCAGTTTCAGTATACAGTGTGCAATCACCATCACCTTGTATAGTGAGATGATATCTCAAGAGTTCATTAGATTCGGCTCTATGTGGAGCTATGGTCATAGGACCGTCTATGACTGCGAATGCTGCGCACACGGTGAAGTCATGGATACACGAAATCTGTTTAATTAAATCACATAGTATCGGAAAATTTTCAACTTTGTAATAGTAATAATTCATGTTTCTTCCAAACCAGGGGTCCAAGTCGTGATAATACTTCTTCTCGAGTGTTGGTGACACTTTTCGAAATTCATCACGTATCTTTTTGTAATGAAGTTTCAGAAGTAAAATTTCTGGATAATTGCGAATCGGATAAAATATATCTCTCACGGTGTTTTGCATACCAACTATGGGGCGCCACGGATTTCTAAAATACAAAAGGTCTATGGGTGGTTTCATATAGTCATAAAAAAGTAAAATGATCGGAACAGCGATCGCTCGCCACATTATTTTCTTCGTATATAATAAAAATGCCCGGATACGGCAAGCGTGAATACATGGACCCAGCCCCCGAACCCACCCCCGAGGTTGAAACCGTCGAGAAGCGTTTCAAGATGCCCAAGATGCCCAAGATGCCCAAAGTGACTCTCGTCCAGGTCGTACTGATCGTTTTGACCCTTTTCTACGTGTGGACCACCCGCAAGATGAACAACTGGGTCGTTGGCATCGTCGCCATCGTCGTTGGTCTCCTCCACATGTATGACCACCTCTACCGCGTGCAGCGTGGACCAGAGCACCTCTTCTTCCTCCCCAAGACGGAGAAGTATGGCTGCATGGCGTGCAAATAAATCTATGTAAAATATAAGTATGCGCGTCAAGATTGTTCGTAGCCCCGATCGTAAGAAGAAGTTCAGGGCGATACTAGAAGACGGCAGGACTGTTGATTTTGGTGCCAGTGGATATTCAGACTACACCAAACACAAGAATCCTTCACGTATGCGTTCGTATGTGCTCCGCCACGGTGGTCGGGTACCGAAGCGCACAATAGCAGAGAGAGAACCCGATAAAATTCAAAATATGATGCTCGATGTCACATCAAGTGACAAGGAGAACTGGAAATTGAGTGGTATAGGTGGGGCTGGTTTCTGGTCTCGTTGGTATCTGTGGAGTTTTCCCACATTTGAGGGTGTTGAGAAGTTCATGTCTAAGAGGTTTGGTTTAATTATAATGAGCGTTTAAACTTTTCAAATTGTTTAAAAAATTGAAGTGTCGTCTCTAGGCGTTCGTAAAGTTCCTCCCCGAGGTACTGCTTTACGAATTCCTCTGGTTCTCCATTCTCTCTCATTGCATTTTCGTATCGACAAAGTTGTAAATACAATTCATTGAAATTTTCACCATTGCAAGTTTCTAAAAGGATTTTGACTTTCTTCAATCCGAGAGTGTCCTCCATTACTTATTCATTCCTCTCTTTTTTAATTTATTTTTCAGTTCAGCCATGAGTTTAGCGCGGGTAGCGTTAATGACAGGTTTCTTGGGTGGAGGTGGAGGGGGTGGAGGAGGAGGTGGTACCCCGGTCATAGAAACGGGTGCAACCACCGTTTGGCAGAGACGAATGACCCTTTGGGCATTTCTGACACTATTTTCGAAGTTTAGGGAAATTTTGGCCCGAAGTTCCCTTGCTGTGAGTTTCACACGTCGCCCCCGAACATCCTTAGTGACGCGAAGTCCCAATTTTTTAGCCTTATCTTTTAGTTCTTTGTACTGCATATACTAACATCTAAGAAAATACTTAGGGAAATGTATATAAGTGTGTTCATGACTACTGACGAACTTGTACGACAGGTTCTCCTACCACAGATCATACAACTTCAAATTGAAGTTGCGGCATTACGGAAACATACGTGGCCCTACGTCCAAGCTCAAAAGGAACACAACCAGTTAGACGACATCGAGGCTAAGAAGGACTTTGTCAAAAGCCTCGATGACGACACAATTAGGGAATTAATAAATCTAAAGGCAAAGTTTTCTGGGAGTTCCGGTTTCCAAAAGAGAGAATACGATTCCCTCAAGAACCATTTTTGTTAGAAAAAATCATCCGTTCGGTACATCTTAACCTCAAATGAACCAGTCTTGCCAGTCACCGAGACTGATTCATTTCCATAGAGCTCCTGGCACCCAATGTCGTCCACACAATCACGACCATCTATGCTCACAGGGATGGGGTACAAATTTTCACCACCCGTAGTCGTGTAATAGTGGTAGCGATCACGGCGACCACGGACCTCCTTACCGTATAGAGGGAGGGTTTCCTCACCTTCCCCGACGAGGATACCCATCTGTTGCATACGACCAGGTTTGTATGTCTTAATTGGTGGTCCCCTAAACTCTGGCTCGCGTTCCTGTTGAAATCGTCTCTGGGGGCGTGGTGGAACTGGTGGAACCTCGACGGGAACCTCGACGGGAACCTCGACTTCAACCGTTCGAGGATACATCCACATGTAACCAACAACAGCGACGAGTAAAATCAACGAGACCCAAAGTGTTCGAATCTTCGTCTTGTTCTTCATATACTATAGGTGAGATGTTTATTTTTCCAACGATGCCACCACGGGTGGAACTTTTATATTGTAGATGTTCTTTAATTTTCTGAACAATGCGGCATTTCCACCTGGTTTATTTGGATGTAGTTTGCGGGAACCCGTCAGGTAAGCCTTCCTCGCATTTGCTTTAGTTCTGGCCGCTTCGAGATCATTGAATAACTTTTTGATTTCTGGTTTCATGATCGTACCCCCCGATTTCACACGGGCTTTGGCTTTGGCATCGGCTTTGGCTTTGGCTTTGGCATCGGCTTTGGCTTTGGCTTTGGCTTTGGCTTTGGCATCGGCTTTGGCATCGGCTTTGGCATCGGCTTTGGCATCGGCTTTGGCTTTGGCATCGGCTTTGGCTTTTCGCTCAGCCTCAACCCTGTCCCTGGCGCGTTTTTCATCTTCCTGTTTTCTGCGAACTCTCGCCATTTCACGAGCTTCAGCGATGAAACGTTCCCTTTCTTTACGCTTAGCCTCGAGTTCAATAGATTCTCTCACCACCCGCTCAGCCTCTGCTTGTGCACGGGAGCGCCTGATGGCATTTGCGCGCACTCTAAACTCCAGTTCCCTCCTCTCCCTGTTATTTTGTTCCTTCTCCGCCCGTTCCCTCATCTTTCTTTCGAAGAATTTTGCGTTTCTCTCATTTCTAAGTTTAGAAGCACGTCGGATCGCTTCCATTTTCATGAACATTTGTTCAGACAGCTTACCCCTTTCTCGCCGCGGTGATTCTGGTTGCTCGGTCCGTTTGGGTGAAGCTTTACGATTCAACGTTTCCGTCTTTTTTCTATTCTTCATTATCTGTTTCTGCTTCTCCTTCATGTTAGCCACGGCTTCGTTAAAGGATATCTTTTCCCTCCCCTCCACAGTCTTCCGGGGTTTCACATTTTCCGCGTTCCTCTCACCCATTCTCATGCGCCTGAGATTTTGAGCAACCTTTTTCTTGAGTTTTTTTGTCGCTTGAGTTTTGGCTTTCACCCTAAACTTGGGGCGAATGATGAGTGGTACGTTATCAACCGTTGTCGGTGTGAGTTTTTTTGGGTTTCCCTCGCGGTTTATCTTGTACTGAGCTTTGAGTCCATACTTCTTTTTGTCTCCATCTTTGACGAAAAATGACCCAGTTTTCGATTGAAATATGGTGCGACGCTTATAGTTCAATAAGTTTGTCGCGATGTTCATATACTAACATTAAAGAAAATCTTTGACATAAAGACATGAAGGTCCTGGCCATAGATATAGGATTTCACAATATGGGTCTCGTCCT